TGAACTTCAAAGTGGAGAATATCAAGATCCTTCCTGGTTCTTATGAAGTGGTGATCTCTCGTAAACTTTTGTCTCGTTTCCAATCCGAAGACAAGAATCTGACCTATTATATTGCTCTGGAGCCTGATTCTACCTACGAAGAGTGATTTTATGAACGCAAACCAATTGCGAGTTTTGGGAAGTCTTTGCTTAATTGTGGGGTACTTCCTTATTTTATATGTTTCTGTTTATTGGGGATGTTGGATTCGTTTAATTGGTAATCTTGCAATGCTTCCATTTGCAATCAAGATTAGAACTTGGGACATTGTTGGACTTGAAGCATTCTTCTCTGCAATAGATGCATCTAAAATTATTCAACTTTCATTATGAGAAACTGGCAAGAAACATTTGAAACCTTAACCGAAGATCAAAAAGAAAAACTTTCGGTTCTCCGTGTCATGGAATGTACGAATGGTATCATTCAATATGCATATCGAGATAATGCACCTCATGCATTATCAGCAGAAGATACCCGAAGAGCAATGAAGTTCAGTATGGGTTGTATTAAACGAATGGAGATTCCTCTAGGGGAAGAAGTTATTACCTTTGATGATGACCTGAAAGAAGTTTTTAGTGAAATCCGAGACCTTTATGTAAGTGGTGCAAAAAATGGTAATGATCAAGACTTTGCCGAGTTTATGAGGATTTCTATTATCATGTATAACGTTCTCGGTAAAGAACGTATCGTGAATGCACAAAAACTTTTGTCACAACACATTGAAGAAATTGCCCCAGATAAGTTACAATGGGGTGTAGATTACATCATGCAATTTATCAAATGAACATCTTTGTGACTGATGAGTCCCCTTATGCATCTGCCAAAGTGCTTCCTGACAAACACATCGTCAAAATGCCTCTAGAATGTTGTCAAATGCTTTCTATCGTTGCATCTGAAAAATGGGGACATGGTTACGGCACTCTTCCCAAAGCAGACGGCAGTCCCTATGCAACTGAGAAAGGTGCATTTCGTAATCATCCTTGCACCATCTGGGTAAATGAATCTAAGGCAAATTCCCGATGGTTAATCCTTCATGGATTAATGTTGTGTCTAGAATACACCCGTAGGTATGATAAAAAACATACTTGTGAAAACACTTTGAAAGAAGCAGAAAAAATTTTTCCTTGGGCTCCCTGGTCAGATCATACACCTTTTGTGTTTGCTGGACCCGATCAGTTTAAGTATGACACAAGTATTGATATCTTTACTGCATACAAAAAATATATTGCATCTAAACCGTGGGTGTGCGATAATTATCTACGTATCCCCGAACGTAAACCAGAATGGGTATGATTGAAAATCCTTTAGGTCAGGTAAAAAATACCAGACTAACTTACAGTATACACCTTCAAAAAGTAATTACTGAGGTCCAAGTACAATTTGCTGATGAAGATCCTGCATGGATTCCACTGGAAACCTTGTTGGCGATCAAAAAAACCTCTAATTAATTTTTTTATTTTATTATGAACAATGCTGATTTTTTGTGGGTAGAGAAGTATCGTCCTCGCAAAATAGAAGATTGTATTCTTCCAGATTCAAACAAAAAGACTTTCACAGAGTTTCTAAATAAGAAAGAAATTCCCAACCTTCTTCTTGCAGGCCCTGCTGGTTGTGGTAAGACCACTGTTGCAAAAGCTCTTTGCGAGGAGTTGGGAGTCGATTATTACGTTATCAATGGATCCGATGAAGGACGATTTCTTGACACGGTGCGAAATCAGGCAAAGAACTTTGCTTCGACCGTCTCACTTTCTGCAACTGACGCAAAACACAAAGTCATCATTATTGATGAGGCTGACAACACAACCCACGATGTTCAACTCCTCCTACGGGCGAATATTGAGACATTTTATAACAACTGTCGATTCATCTTCACTTGTAACTACAAGAACAAGATCATCGAACCCCTCCACTCCCGATGTGCAGTCATCGAGTTTGGAATCAATGGAAAACAAAAACCTGCAATCGCAGCAAAGTTCTTCACCCGTATCCAAGAAATCTTGGATGCAGAAGGTGTTGAATATGATAACAAGGTCTTGGTAGAACTGATCAACAAACACTTCCCAGACTGGCGTCGTGTTCTCAATGAGTGTCAACGATACTCTGCTGGTGGTAAGATCGATTCTGCAATCCTTGCTGAATTTTCTGATGTAAATACCAATGAACTTGTCCGAAATCTTAAAGAGAAGGATTTCTCTGCAGTCCGTAAGTGGGTCGTTAATAACCTGGATAATGATCCTGGTGTACTTCTGCGGCGTGTTTACGATGCTCTTTACGGCGCCCTTGAAGGCCCTTCTATTGCTGCTGCCGTGCTCATTATTGCTAAGTATCAGTATCAGATCGCATTTGTGGCCGACCAGGAGATCAACCTCCTCGCGGCGTTAACCGAAATTATGGTGGAGTGTAACTTTAAATGATTGATGTAAAACTAATTCGTATAGATCTTGACAAGTTCAAAGAAAATCCAGAAGAAAACATTCTTAAAATTCTCGAAGCATTGCAACTATCTTTTTCCGAAAAGTCAGTCAACTTCGATAAACTCCAACCTATGTTGGATATGTCAACCCCTTTAACTTTTGATTAATAATGATTGAAGTAAAACTATTTCGTATTGCAACTGGTGAAGAAGTCATTGCAGAACTTATTTCCGAAGATGATAACTTCGTTACTCTGAAGAATGGACTGGTAGTTCTTCCAAGTCCTGATGGTAGGGTTGGATTTGCTCCATGGGCTTCAGTGATTGATAGGTCAATTCCAGAGTTGTGCATCGCTAAAACTCATATCATCTATGTTGCAGAAGTTGATCCTGCAGTTAAAACCAAATACAATGAAGTTTATGGTGGAAGTACAATTGTTACTCCAGAAGCAAAGAAACTGATTCTTTAAAATGACGGACATCATTACCAAAACTGATATTAGAAACTTTGGATCCTACTCCGATAGGGAGGATTCCTTTGACGATGGGAAGGAAATATCTATTATTTCTGAGTTTCTTAAGTCTCATTCCGAAACTTCTGATCGAATTATAGAAAAACCATATGGAAAGTATGGGGTCGATCTTGGTGTTTTTGATGAGATGGTAAAATTGAAATATGCTGTAGATGTTGAAAGGTGGTCTCAATGGAACACTGATTGGCCTAGTAACTACAGATATATTTCTTTCTTGCAGAGAAAAGAGAAGTTTTTAAAACATAATCAGTTTGTAATGATATTTTTTAATTATAGTCTTACTAAATTCATTCGAATTAGGAAAGATGATATTTTGAAGTACCCTCCTGTTGATAGATATACTAAAGGTAAAATTGATTCTGTTAGGAAAATTCCATTTGAATGTGGTAAACTGTATGGTACTGGATTTACTGAGAGGGAAAAATCCATTTTTGAATATGAAGTTTGTGATCTTAAGATATGAATTTAAGTGAAATTGATGCAGTATATGCAGCGGATAAATTTATTGATTACTTTTCTAACATGGGAAGGATTGATGAGTATCTGCGTAATGTGAAACTTGACCGAATGAGTCAAATGCAAACATCTCTTCTTGGCATGGGTCCTGAGGATGATATGTTTGATGCATTTGATATGCACCCTGAAGACATGGACATTAAAGTGTACACCGCTGGTGTAAGGGGTGGATTTAGTAACGAATACTTTAGTGAGAGACTGCAGATCACTACTTCTCACGCTATTGAAGACTCCATTCCTGGAAAGTCCTTGAAGTGGATTGTCAAAGAAATGAACACGAACAAGATCCTCGGATTCTGCCGTTTTGGTTCTCCTACGATTAACTCTAAACCTCGCAATGATTGGCTGGGTCGTACTCCAGAATTGAGTAGATTCAATCGTCATGCGATTATGGGATTCATTATTGTCCCCACTCAACCTTTTGGATTTAACTGCCTTGGCGGTAAACTTCTGTCTCTTCTGTGTTGTTCTCATACCGCTCGTGAGACATTAAATAGTAAGTATGATGCAGACATCTGTCTCTTTGAGACTACCTCTCTATATGGGTCCACAAAGTCATCCTCTCAATATGATGGACTCAAACCCTATATGAGGTATCGGGGACTCACTCAAAGTGATTTTACCCCCCTTCTGCATGACGATATCTTCCAGGAGTTGAACAAATGGTTTATAGCACGCAACGGGAACAAGAGTCTGGTGAAGGAAGACGCATCGAGTCGCAAACTCAAGACTCAACAAAAGATGATCTCTCTGATCAAGAAAAACTTACCTTCTCAAAAGGTTGTGGAGTTCCAGACTGCGATTGCAAGTGCAAAAAATCTGACTGAACAGAAACGTTTCTATATGTCTGATTATGGTTTTGAGAATGCACGGGAAGTGATTCTTGGTGAACAGGATGTTCTTCGTCCTGGTCAGAATTATGATAAGTTCCATATGGAGAATCTGATCCAGTGGTGGAAAAAGAAAGCTTCTAACCGATATGAAAAACTGAAGTCTGAAGGTAGACTTCGCACCAAGGTTGAGACTTGGAATTCAAACCCAGATGAAATTGATATTATTCGATAATGGGTCCAAAATTAATTCAATTCAATAAACAGAAAATCGGTAAGAAAACAATTGATATTGCCGTATGGAGACACCCAAGAGGTTGGACTCAAGAAGAGGTTGATATATGCACCAAATATTACCAACTTCAAGCAAAAAAATTTGGTATGAGTATTGAACATTACATGAGAGAATTTCAATGGAATTGAAGGACTGGTTAAACTCGATCAATCAGACGAAAAAAAATCTGATTGATGAAGATCCTTTACTTGAGAAGGAATATCCCCCTTTTATTATTAATAAGTGTCTCTCTGGTTTTGTTGATACAATTATGTTTTCAAATGAGATGAACCTCAATCACCAGTTACCATCAAAACTACAATATGACTTTTTACTAAATACCATCAGGAAACGGAAAAGATTTTCTCCGTGGCTTAAAAAAGAGAAAATTCAAGATCTTGATGCAGTAAAATCGTACTATGGTTATAGTAATGAAAAGGCTCAACAAGCGCTGAAGATTCTAACTAAAGATCAAATTAATCATATCAAATCGAAACTTGATGTTGGAGGCAAAAGATGAGTACCTTCGTTGAACCTGAAGTCCATTGGTCGCAAGATCAAATGGTTGAAGTGGTTCTGAATGAACCAGATGATTTTCTGAAAGTTCGTGAAACGCTAACCCGTATCGGTGTTGCCTCACGCAAGGAAAAGAAAATTTACCAGTCCTGTCATATTCTGCACAAACAGGGCAAATACTATATCGTCCACTTTAAAGAATTGTTTGCTCTTGACGGCAAACATGCAAATCTTACTGTGAATGATGTTCAGAGACGTAATAGAATTATTAATCTTCTCTCTGATTGGGGTCTAATCACAATCACCAAACCAGATTCGGTGACTGATGTTGCTCCTCTGAATCAAATTAAAGTCCTTTCTTATAAGGATAAGGGTGATTGGGTTCTTGAGAGTAAGTACAACATTGGTAAGAAGAAGAAACCAG